AAAAAGGTGGGAAAAGGAAAAATGGGTTGATACCCGAACAGGTAAGGCATGTGGTGCTGGTGGTAAGAACGAGTATTGCAGACCTACCAAGCGTGTTTCCAAAAAGACTCCGAAGACAAAATCGGAAATGTCCAAGTCGGAACTTGCAAGAAAGAAGAGGGAGAAGAGCAGGGTTGGAATGGGTAAAAGGGTAAAAGCAGTAAAGCGTGGCAGAAAAAAGTAAACATAGCAGAGCGAAAGCAACTATGAAGCGTTTGGGTCTTAAAGGTTTCAACAAGCCCAAAAAGACTCCATCTAACGCTAAGAAAAGCCACGTAGTAATGGCTAAAGTTGGTGACAAGACCAAGCTTATCCGTTTCGGTGAGCAGGGAGCATCAACTGCTGGTAAACCAAAGAAGGGTGAGTCAGAGAAAATGAAAAAGAAACGTGCGAGTTTCAAAGCTCGTCACAGGAAGAATATAAAAAAGGGCAAAATGTCTGCTGCCTATTGGGCGGACAAAGTTAAATGGTGAGAATCATGGCTTACGGTAAAAAAATGTCTGGTAAGAAAATGTCTTCAGCAAAGGCTTGCGCTAAGTGCAAAAAGATGGGCAAGAAATCTTGCAAGTGTAAAAAACGATAAGCAATGGCTACTATTGACAAGGTTACACATAGCGTATGTCTTAATTGTAGTGAGAACGAGTTCGTTGTAACTGGTAATCTAAACGGTTATGAGTTGATTGGACCACCCACTACTAACTCATTGTCCGTTACTGATCCTAACGGAAACACTATCGTGTACCCTGACGCAACAATTACAGATGACCTATACACGAGTCCATTTACTTACACTATCTCTGCTGGTAGCACTATCATCACAGGTGGTGGCTCAGTGAGTCAAGCGACATTGAATTGGACTACTACTGCAAATACCACGTACTCATTTATACTGAGAACAATGGTGAATGGGTACGTGCAGGATTATCCTTTGTCTGTTACGACAGGAGCGTCACCAACAAACGATGATATTGGTGAAGAAATTAGAAATCTTGTAAACGCACTGCCTTCTTTTTTAGGGCTTGATACAGTTGTTTATACTCCTGCCGCCACATCAATAACAATTCAGGGGCAGTCAAACTACTACTTTGGAGTTGATGCATTAGTAAACCTAACTGCAAGTGGTATTACACCAAGCCCATCATCATCATTAGGCGCAACATTTATAGACGGAAAGTACACCGTAACTTGGACTCTTACAGATGACGGTACGACATCCACATCAGTTACAGAATCATACTTCCTTTGCAACGTAGAGTGCTGTGTAAGAGGTAAGATGTCTGCGATTGATATAAGTTGTGACTGTATTGGAGATAAGAAGACAGATGCTGCAATTGAGGCTATGCTAATGTTGCAAGGAATCAAAGCCGCTGCGGCTTGTGGAAAGGATGCGAAAGCTGATAAGTTGCTTGAAGGACTTCAGGCGATATGTAATAACGAATGTAAAAGCTGTTAAGAAATGAGCTGTAATTCATGTTCAAATGTAACATTACCTGGAGTTGTAGGACCTGCTGGGGCAGTAGGACCTGCGGGGGCAACAGGTGCGACTGGTGCAACAGGTGCGACTGGTGCAACAGGTGCGACTGGTGCAACAGGACCACAAGGGCCTGACGGCACATCTGTCATTTACAATACTGTGACAGAGGAGACTACCACAACAATAACCAACCCATTTGCCCTTATGGATACGGCTCCATTATCAGTAAATGAATTAGAAGAGGTTGGTGATATGATTGTGTGTGATCTTGAATTTTACACCGACAACATTATAGAAGCACCTGTTTCTGGTTGGTTTATTCTTAGCGTTGAGACGGGTGGGGTTGACACGGTTTTTGCTTTGGATTCGTTGCCTCAATTTGTCAATGCCGCTGCTGTTAGGGTTTGCTTGATAAAAGACGGGGCTACATCTGTTAATGTTAGGTATGAGGTCACAAGAAAGAGTGTTACTGATTTTTCTAGTGATGAATCATCTATAGTTGTATCTAGCCAAACAGTTAACCCAATAACAACAAAGGACATAGGTTCAATTACTATGGACTTTGCCAATCAATACGATATTCACGTTTACGGTAAAACCGCTAATGCTTCCTTTCCATTGAAGCTGTCAAGATTTACGGTAATTAAACACTTAATTCAAGTATAATGCACGAATTAACCATATTAAACAGTGGTTCAGTTAACGCTCCTGTAAACGCTGGAAACGAGGCGTATATTGCTGGATCGGCTTCTGGGAATATCGATTCTACTGATATTCTTATTTACAGGTACAGGCTTATAGGAACTGTAACACTTACAGGGGCATCATCTATAGCGTACTCTGGTGTTGGTTCTCCAGCAAAGAATGAGGAGTACGAGTTCAATTATGAAGCATCAGTAACACCTGCTGGAAACACATTTTCCATATTCGGTGTGGCTGTTCCTGATGAACTATTGTCTTCAAAATTCACAGCAAAGTGTGTTTATGATGGGTCTGCTTGGAAAGTAAAATTACTTCCTTCTTTTGACGGAGTAGGTATTGTTGATTCAGACAGGCTCGCAGCCAGTTCAGTAACAACTGCTAAGATTGAAGACAATGCAGTTACACTTGCTAAGATGGCAGGACTTGCAAAAGGTAAGATTATCTACGGAGATGCTTCAGGAAACCCTGCTGACATTGAACTTGGAAGTGCTGACGGAAGAATGCTACTTGGAGATACTTCGGCAGGAGTTGCTGCTGTAGATATGAGTGGTGACGCTACTATTAGTAAGACAGGAGCGTTGACAATTGCAGCAGGTGTTATTGAGGGAGATGCGGCTGCCAGTGCTGGAGACAGAAATATTGCCGCTGCAACTATAGAGCCAAGTAATTTAACTGCTGGAGCAAGAAAAGATTCATTTTCAATTAGACTTGATTTTGACGATGCCTCTAAATTAGGAGGTCAAATCTTCTTACCTGTATGTTACAACTGCACCGTAAATGCCGTTAAAGCAACTCTTGTAGGTGCAGCAGGTTCTGATTTAACAGTGATAATAAAAGATGCTGGCGGTACTGTAATGACAGGAAGCCAAATAGATGTTCCTTCCGCTACAGTTGTAGGTAATGTAATTACATCGACCGTAACTGGAAACAACACGATGACAGGGGGGACAAATATGATTCTTGAACCTTCTGCGGCAGGAACATTGGCAGGTCATCTTCACTTAACCTTCTGTGTGACCAGAGATAACTAATGGGCTACAGAATAGAAAATAAGGCAACAGAGCTTCTCATCTACGATACGGATGGGAAGAACATCAACTATTACCCAAAGTCTGAGTTGTCTGTTTCTGCAAGTAGTGGCAACATTATCATTATACGTACCCAAGGAGAATCCATAACACAGATATTCAACCAAGAGGCATCAAAGATAGATGACCCCTCAGTGAACTCGGTGTATGAACTGGTAACCACAATCAAATCGTACCTGACATCTCATGGTAACGATGACATATCAGGAGGATTTGCAGACTATAATGACAATGCTACGTCAGGAACACCGTTAAGTGTAACAGGTGGAGGTGCAGCAGTTGTCCTGACAAATGATACTTTAGGTGCTTATACTAACACACAGTTTCTACCTGAAGGAGTTGACAGACTTTGGGATGCAAGTACGAATAACTTTGATTGGTCTGAATTATCTGCTGGAGATATGGTTGATATCAGAGTTGACATCACTGTTACAACCTCGTCAAACAATACTGCAATAGACATACTTCTCCATCTTGGTGCTGGTGGTGGGGCATACACGATACCTTTCATACAGGATTACAACTTCAAGTCATCTGGAACATATCAGAAAGTAATGTTCAACTCTATTTATATGGGTGATGCGAATACACTTAATAACGGTGGTCAGTTCAAAATAACAGCAGATGCTAATTGTACGGTCGTAGTGAACGGTTGGTACGTTAGATGTTTAAGAAGAGGAGCGGTATGATATTCAACGAATCGAACATAACGAAACGAACAGTATTAGCGAGGTGTTGCTTCGCTGATATGGTTATTGATATGCTTGAAGCTCGTGCCATCGGTGACACTGAACTGTACGAGTGTAAAAAGAAAAAGGCAATGTTCCTGTCATATGCTATTGGAGAAATGTGTACCTACATCGATGAAGGTATTTATACATTGAACCAAGATACAGACACAGAAGTTTCGTGCTTCAAGGATTCTGTAGCAAAGAAGTTCCTTGCCCAAATGGATGAACTGTGTGGATGTCCGTGTGGATGTTCAGACGCAAAAATATTAGACGATAATCTACCTAAATACATTTAAAATGTCAAAATTATCACCAGGCGAAGTAGAAAGCCTATCACAACTAAGGAAAATATCAGGAACAGGTGGCTTCAAGCATCTTGCAGTTTCAACAAATCACACAGGGTTATCTGCTTATGCTGTAGTGTGTCAGGAAGACTGTGTGTTTACCACTTTCTCCGTGAACGGAGAGAATAAATTAGATGAGTACAATCTCACAGGAGCCACTATAAAGGCTGGCATATATCTTCCTGTTCAAGAAGGTTCTTCAATAACAGCTATTACAACCTCTACAGGTAGTTGTATAGCATATATGAATTAAGATGGCAATAGGTGTAGGAATAAATGGTGTTCTTGGAGGTGGTGGAGGAGTTCCATCTGTTTCTCTTTCGCTTTCAGATACAACACCTGACTTTGGAGATACGATAACACTAACTGCAACAGCATCACAATTTCAATCAGGTGATGACCTGACATATCATTTCATAGTAAGAGATAACGTTGGCAATTGGGATAAGGTAGAACAGACGAACGACAATACGTATGATTGGAATGTTGCGTTTGCTGGGACTTATATGGTTCACGTTATTGTGGAGGATGAAAGTGGAGGTAGTGCTTCAGATTGCGTTGAAGTAACTGTTGGTACGTTACAGGATAAGTACGGGTTTGACGCTGCGTATTTATTCCAAGATTCAACGCTTGTTGATGGTAGGATTGACGAGGTTGTGGATGACACGGTAAACGGTTATGACGGTTCAGCCCCTTCATCAACAGACAGACCAGTTTATTACTCCGACCCGTTAGTTAGCGCAAGTGGGAGTGCAAGGTGTATACAAGGCTCAAGTCAAAGGCTCAACACTTCGTTGTCAATACTTCAAAGTGAGTTGACGTTCTGTGCTGTTTTCTACATAACAAACAACGGATTAACGTTAACACCTTCAGCACAGTTCCTGTTTGGTGGCGCGGCTACTGAGATTTTCGGGGGAAGATACAATGCAAGGATGCTAAACACATCACCTTATTTATTCCTTTTTGGAACACTGAACAGCGCGGAAACGGGTGGTACAAGTGTAAGCGACAACGCTCAGGTCGGCAGAAACATTGTAGTAGGAAAGTTTGATGGAACTAATTTTCGTTTGAACTTGAATGGGTCAATATCCACCGCCACGCTTTCTGGTGGCTTAAGCGCAACCGTCACTAATTTTATGTTGCTCAATGCAGGGTCGGACAGTCCAACTTATCACAACAAAGCTCCAATGGTCAATAACGTAAGTGAGATTCGATTCAAGACAACAGCATTATCGGATGTAGACCAAGACCAACTCTACGCGGATTTACTCTTAAAATACCCTAACGGATGATATTGACATCGGAAATAAACAAATTGAAGGATTGGATTGAAGAAAACCGACCCGATAAGGATAGTGCTAAGCCTTATTTCATTGAAATTGAGAATGAGGATGGCAGCTATTTGTTGCCAAAGGACGCGCTTATTGAGAAAGGGTTAATGGAACTGGAACAGCCTTATTCGATTGTGATAGACGTTAAAGGTGTGAGTATTGAAGTTGAAAGTAAGTACTTTATTGACGAATGAAAACAAACCACACCGTAGGAGACTTTGTGATATTCAAGGAGTGCGCCATCAAGTTTGCATCAAACTTCGCTGACATCAAGATATGGGCGTTTACCTTCGTGTTTACTCCTATAGTGACGTTTACCGAGAAGTATCTATTTGCAGATTGGCAGTTTCTAAAATGGCTTGCTCTGTTTATGACTCTTGACCTGATTACAGGAATATTAAAAGCGTGGCACAACAAGCAAGCAATCACATCCTATGGATTCAGAAGAACAGTAGTAAAAGCTGTTCAGTACGGAACTTTTCTTGTTGTGATGCACATACTTGACAACTTTGAGATAAACGGAGAAAGAACTGAAATGTTCGGGTGGATAGTTACAGGAGCCTATTCGTTCCTTATGGGAGTTGAAGGAAAGTCAATACTTGAGAATATAGTTGAACTTGACGACAGGTTCGATGTAAAACACTTCATAGAAAAGATTGGAGAAGCGTTCAAAAGAAAGTAAAATATGGTGTGAAATTGTTCCTGTCGAATGTGATAAGAAATGTTTGAGGACAGGAACGTGTTCAAGGAAAGGAAGAGAACCAAAGAAGAAAGACAAAGATGAATTGGAACGACTACCCTAACTTCAGTAAAGAAGAGTTCGACTGCAAGCACTCAGGTAAGAACGAGATGAAGCCAGACTTTATGGCTATGTTGCAGAACCTCAGATCAAAGTACGGAAAGCCTATGCGTATCACATCTGGCTACAGACACGAATCGCATCCGATAGAGGCGAAGAAGTCTCGTCCAGGCGCACACGCTACAGGGCAAGCGGCTGATATAGGTGTAGATAGAGGCGATGCTTACGAAGTTTTAAAGCTCGCATTTGAGATTGGATTTACAGGTGTTGGAATACAGCAGAAAGGAGGCGGCAGATTCATACACCTTGATAACATTGAGCCTGACACTAAAGACTTCCTCAGACCAACAATTTGGAGCTATTGAAAGATTACGAATTTAGAATACTATCCATCGCAATATTAGGGCTATGCCTCCTTGTGATAGGAATGGGAATGAGAGTAGAATCACTACAAGATGAACTGGATACTGAACAACGACATAGTAAAGCACCTGTTGAAGACGTACCTGCCGTATCTGATAGCCTTCCTGATGGGGGTTATTGTTGCATGGAAAGGTTGCGGTGATACAAGCGGCAAGCCTGTCACCACTATCATAGAAAAGCCAGTTCCTACCGTAGAGTACGTTGATAGATGGCGCACAGACACTGTTAGATTCGTTTCTAAGCGATTTATTACTGTTACAGATACAATATACCAAGACAGAATAGTTAGTAGGTTAGATACGTTGTTTTTAGTAGACACCGTTAGCATCGTTGAGGCGTGGCTGACTGAGATAGCAAAGTACGACACAACGATAGAGCAGGAGGCGGCTACATTGGCTTTGTCTTGGCAGAACTACCAGAACAGGTCTGAGAACCTAAAGATTACCTACACACCCAAGAAAGTTCCGTTGAAGTGGGCTTTAGGAGCACACGCAAATGCAGGTCTTCTAAGCGACTTCAAGGCGAGTTACGTTCCTCTTATGGGAATTGGTGTACAGGCAACTGTGAATAGGAATTACTATAAGGTAGACTACGGATTCAATGGTGATCATTATGTTGGAATAGGATTCGGCAGGAACATCATCTCAAGATAGTTCGTATCTTTGAATGTATGAGAGCTTCTACATACATCTGCACAAACATAGAGGAAATTGAAAGGGTAAAGGAAGAAAACGAGAAGTTGAACCTGCCCAATCCTCAACCACTTCCAAAGCCAACATACGAAGAATCAGTAGGTTGGTTTCACATAGATGACATAACAAGGGCATACGTCAGGAACATAAACAATACATCAGTTGCTTCGCTTATGTTCTCAGATGGAACGTATATGGATATTAAGATGACATCCGAAGTTGAGGAGATGTTAGACGTTCTTTTTAGAAATACCCTTTAGTCTATCCACCTCTCTCAGGTCTTTACTTATCATTACGCCTGGGTCTAACTCAAAGAACTTTGAGAAGAATGTTATCTCTATCAATGTAGGGTAAATTGCGTGTGTGTCACCCCATTCATACAGTCTTCTCTGCCTGAATTTCAACCCCATCTCAGTTAACCATGAAAGCATATCCTTTATCTTGATACCTCTCTTCTCGCACATATAGATTATGTTCTTCTTGAACTGTCCTGCGAGTTCTTCTGACTGATCAAAAGCCTCTCTTGTCCATAGCTGATTACGAGACTGCATCTTCTCGTACACCTCATCGGTTATCTTCAGTTTTATCTTTCTAGTGTAAGCCATGCTTAAATATAAAACAAAACCCCCAAGTTTGCAATGCAGGGACTTGAGGGAATTAGAAACGATTGGTAAGTGCGCCCGACATGGACTTCCCTATCCGTTATGACATTAAACAGCTTTAGCCAGGTGTTAGCATTAATTAAAAGTTAGAATAAATATCATTTTTAATCATATCCAATGTAATAACGCCATCTTTAATAAGTTTTTTACTTGCTTCCATTTGAGCATTAAGCAGGTTATTAACATCATCTTGTTTTACGCTAAATCTTGTGTCATCCCTCAAGTAGAACACGCCTTTGCTTTTTAATTCTAATTCTGTAATGTCAGCAACATTATTCATAATGTCGTTTGATATGGTAGTTTTTAATTCTTTACCTTTTTTGTTTTTAAATTTCATATCTTTTATTTAGTTGTTCAATATCGTGTATATAGAATTAAAAGCCCCATCATTACAACAGGGCTTTCTAACTAATTGACAATCAAGTACTTAGAACGGTAAATCCGATTCCTCGTCCTCACCAATTCCCGCAGCAACTGGCTGCGCTTTCTTCTCTGTGCCTCCAAGCATTGTAAGGTCACGCACCTTGATGTCCGTATTGTATCTGGTGTTCCCTTCTTTGTCCTCCCACTTTCTTGTGGTAATACTCCCTTCAACATAAAGCTTGTCACCTTTCTTTACATACTTGGTGACAACATCAGCAAGCTTTCCGAACACTACAAGGTTGTGCCATTCTGTGTTCTCCTGCTTCTGTCCGCTCTTATCGGTGTATCTTTCCGATGTTGCAAGAACAAGGTTAACTACTTTACCTGACTTTGTTTCTCTTACTTCTGGGTCTTTCCCGATGTTACCCAAAAGAATCACTTTGTTCACTGAACTCATATTACTTGGATTTAATTGATTTACGAATTAGGTTTTCTGTTGCACTGTCGATGTCGTACATTTCAAGTGCCTTTTCAATTGAGCCTTTTTCACTCTCTATCCATTTCAACAGCTTGTTGTACTCAGCGGTTCCAGCCACTACTTTTTTCTTTGCTCCTGCCTTCTTCTCAACAGTGGTTGTTTTTCTTGACTGAGGTGCTGCCGACCTTTGCATTTTAGGATTGTCAGGATCACTTGCGCTATCATCAATGAGTAGTAATCCGTTCAATGCATACTTTCTTGCGAATGAAGATGCTGCGCCAAAACACTGATCAACTGTGACCTTTTTTCTGTTTACATCAACAGCAGCGTAACCAACAGATTTTACCTTTGAGTTGTAAGTGACTTCTTCTCCAATTGTTACATCATCAAGGTCATATATTGTCGCAATTGACTTTATGATCGGATACGTTCCTGAGTCTAAAAACTTAATTGCCTTTAGAATATCCTCTGCTGAACGGTAATCAAAACCAGCGAAGTCGTTTCTTTTAGACTTAGGAACCTTCAGTTCGTTCTGTAGTTTTAATAATTTTTTCATGTTGCTAAAGTATTACAATTAAATGATATAACCTACTTTCCTGTCAATATTTTCCAGTTCAACTCCGATGACAAATTCGTCTGGTTTGGTTATCCTGACATCCAACATCTTGGTATTGTTATTGGCTCGTTGATAGTACCTCATGTATCCATGCCCAGGGAACTCTATCTTCTCTACGGACTCTTTTCTAAACTCATTCTTGACTTTGTTCTCAAGCTCTCGTTTTTCCTTTTCAAGTTGCTTGATCATTTCTTTGACTGTTTGAAGATGCTGTACCTGCCCTAATAGATCATCATTCCCCATCATTATCTCCTGCTCTACAGTGTGGGTATCTGACAGGAACGCTGAGTAGTTTTCGTTATCGTCAGGTTCAGGTTCAAGTTGCTGTATGACTCCCATGCAGTCATGGTACTTTTCAAAGTCACCATCCTCTTTAGCCATTTCAGCCCAAACAAGTGCCTGTCTACCTTGAAGAACACGACTCCAAAAATCGTATGTTCTTTCAGTTATCATGTCTACGATATCCTCGTTACGCTCTATTGGAAAGACCTTGAATCCTCTTCCATCGATCAGTATGGCTATCTCAGCATAGTCGCACTCCATTATCATCATCTGCTGATGAACCTGTACGATGTACATATCAGGAACGCCATCGTATTTCTTGTAGACGAATCCGTTCATCGTTTTGATCTCCAACGGACAGTTCTTTGTTGTTATCTCATCAGATAGAGTTCCGTCATTATTCAGCTTTCGTGAACCCTTCTTGATAACCCTGTCCAGGTTGCAGTACAAGTGAGGGTACTTGGGGTTCTGTACGAAACCAACAAGATTCTGTGCCTGACGTATTATCTTGTTATTCTCAAAATTCTCCATATACCCATCCTCTGTTCCGTCATAATATTTCCAAATGTTAGCAACGTAATCCTCTTGGTGTATTCCGTGAAATGCAGGTGCAGACATAGTTCTATCTGGCTCCATGGTTCCTACCTTTTCATAAAAAAGCTGCATGGGAGTTGGTTTGTAAGGACTCAGACCACACACTATGGCCGCAGATGATGCTCCTAAACCGTTTCTACGATGCTCGTGCCACTCAGGGGTTCGGTCTTTGATTTTGGTTATCCAGCTTTTCTTCATATTTATTTTGTTTTTGTTTTGCTAATTTAATTTGTCAGGTCGTAATCTATGTATGTTCTGCGTATCTCCAGCGGAAGCCGCCTGATTTCGTTATCATCCCGTTACAAGCAGCCCAAATATTTTGATAATATATACCTGTTTGTCTAGCTGCGTGATGCATTGAATGGTATTCCTTTAGTTCATTCCAGTTCAAATCCATTTGAATAACAGCTTTATTTTGCTTGTTGTTTAATCCATTTTTAACATCTGAGTGACCTTTAACCATATTTTCCTCCCAAGTTACAATCCTTATGTTGTCAAACGAATACCCTTTATAATTATCAAGTCTATCGCAAGAGGGGGATAGTGACCTCTTGTAACCTGACTTTACCCAATTATCATAGAGTCTAAGGTATTTTTGATTACTTAGCAGCCAAGAAATAAATTCCTCCCTAGTATAAGTCGGAGGTTGATGCCCCCTGAGTTCGCTTCTTTCCTTTTGATTTGCATATATCTTAAGAGCCTTTCCCCTTAGTGTTCTCACACGGGTTTTAGCTCTTTCAGCACGGCACTTCTTGCAGTATGGGTTTCTTCCGTCTTTACGTGATTTACTTTTGTGAAACTCATCAATAGGCTTTACTTCTCCGCAACTTGCACATTTCTTCATAACAAAAATACCCCCAGAACCAAGAAGGCTACCCTACTTGCTCGGACGAGCTAATTGGCAACTTGGAACTGGGGGATTTAAATTCGATTTCATTTCAGTAAGGTAGCGATACAAAGATATAAATTAATATGGAACTTCTTCATCCTTTTCGTTAGCATAAGGCAATCTTGCTTGTTCCATTGCACTTGAGAAACCAGACTCAGGAACAACATAAGCGGTCTTTTCTTCATTGAATGGAGTATAATCCCCATCATAAAATCTACGTTCAAACACATCATATGTCAGAATACACTCACCAGTGTTACCGTTAATGTTTTTCTTCTTTATCTTCTTGGAGAAAAACTGAGATGTTGTGTCAGATGGATTTGAGTTGTAGTATGGTCGGTGGAACAGAAGTAAATTGTCTGTCTTATTCAACGTCATTGCTCCGCCAGCTATGTTGTAGACACCAGGAGCGCGATAGTCACCCGTCCTTTCATCTTTGGCAATCGATCCATTTGGGTGCATTATGATCAAAGTGTATATGTTATTCTCAAGCGTGAACTTCTTCTGTGTCCTAAAGAACTCCTGAAGATATTGATCATCTCTTACGTTCGAGCCGAAATCCCTTACCAATGCATTAAAAGGATCTATCAGACAACCATCAATATTCTCCTTCACCATCAATTCTACGAATTTTCTATTGATGTACTCTTGGGTAGGTGCTTTTTCGTCAGGATAGATGAAGAAGAAATGCTTGTTTATCTTTTCAGCCGCTTTCCTATATTCATCTTCAGACATCTGATTCTTGTGGTGCTTATGTACGCTCTTTCCAACAAGTGTATGTATAAGCTGATTGTAGAAAGACACTGGAGGGTAATTCTCTGGAGAAAAGATAGCCCACTTGTAACCATCACGAATGGACTTGATCAGCATGAGCTGTAATATTATTTCAGTTTTTCCATAATTGGCAATTCCGAACATAACAGTTATCTCGCCTCTACACCATCTCCATCTATCGTCAATGCATGGGAAGTAAGTTGTTTCACCCTCTGTATCTCCTGAATGGAATGATGACAACATCTCAGGCATGATATCATTCAGGTATATAACATCCTCAAGCGGTCCCTCAAGGTTCTCAAGCTCCTCTTCTATGCTTTCCTTGGTAACAGTGCTGATAAGGTGATCATCCTCGGTGAACTGTGCTGTACCGAAGTCAGAAGCATAGTTCCTGTAAACGGAATTGAGTATCACATCCAACTCCTTAACGTGGAAGCTACCACCGCAGAAGTCGTTGATCATAACATCCCTGACCTCATCCTTTCCTAATCCGAATCTCAGACATCCACAAGTAAGTTTGAATACGAAGTTGTTACGGTTGCCCTCAAAGAATCCTTCACCCTTGTTGACCATCCACTTCTTGAGTCTTTCGTAAACGGTGTTCTGAGTTGTGTTTACGACAGGAACAGC